CAAAGGCATTTGGTACCAGATTATCAGGTATTGATTTATTACCTGCAGATGACCGAGAAAAAGAAAAACCTTATTGTTTAGAGGTTAATTCAAATCCAGGCTTTAGAGGGATTGAGAAATATGTAGGTGGTATTACCACACAATTTGTTAATATATTTAAAGATAAATCACTTTGGAATCAAAATGAACCAGAATTAAACACAGAGGATACCATAATACGAGAACGATGGACCTTATAGGATATATTATATTATAAATAATACCATTGACTATTCGTATTATGAAACATATTAACTAACTCAATAAACACAGAGGATAAAGCGATGGCATTTCAAGTATCACCCGGCGTTCAGATTAAGGAAATCGACGCCTCAAATGTAGTCCCAGCAGTATCAACCAGCATTGGTGGATTTGCAGGCGCATTTAATTGGGGTCCGGTAAGCGAAATTCATACCGTTAGTTCTGAAAATGAACTAGTGGAAAAATTTGGCACACCAGACGACAATACAGCAAAATACTTTCTAGTAGCTGCGTCATTCTTAAAGTATGGAAACGCACTGAAAGTAGTCCGTGCATCCACCGGTAACAAAAATGCTACCGCAGATGGTTCTACAGGACAACTCATTAAAAATGAAACAGACTACGCCAATAATTATTCCACAGGGTCGTTGAGTGTAGGTAATTGGACGGCTAAATACCCAGGAGTTCTAGGAAATAGCTTAAAAGTGTCTATGATTTCTCAAGGAATCAGTAATTTTAGTAATTGGACATATGCAAGCAATTTCGATAGCGCACCAGCAACATCTGACTATGCAAAAGGTTTAGGTAAAACATCAGCTAATGATGAATTACACATTGCAATTATAGATGAAGATGGCGCGATTTCAGGAACACCAGGTACAGTATTAGAAACTTTTGGTTTCTTATCACAAGCATCAGACGCTAAAGATGGCTCTGGAACATCTCTATTTTATAAAGATGTAATCAATGCGCAATCTAAATGGATATGGTGGACTGACCACGATAGTTCATTATCAGATGCTGGTGAAACTGTAGCAGCTAACACTTCATTTACCACTAACACAGCCGCAATCGAGAGCTCTCTCGGTGGTGGTACCGACGACAACGCACCAACTACTGGTGAAGTTTCAAGTGCATACGATTTACTAGCCGATGCTGAAACAGTTGATGTTAATTTATTATTCGCTACTCCTGACGTTGACGGCGCAGAGACAATCGCAGAAAAATTAATAGCAATATGTGAAGCAAGGAAAGATTGTATGGCATTTGTATCTCCACCTTTAGAAGATACAGTAGGTAGTGCTACTCCGGCTACAAATGTTAAGGCATTTGCTGACGGTTTAACATCTACTTCTTATGCTTCTTGTGATTCAACAGCACTATATGTATATGACAAACATAACGATGTATACAGACACATAGGAGCTTCAGGTCACATGGCAGGATTATGTGCTAATACTGATTCAGTAGCAGACGCATGGTTCTCACCAGCTGGTGTAAACCGAGGACAATTATTAGGTGTAACAAAACTTGCATATAACCCTAACAAAGCAGATAGAGATACTCTATATAAAGCAAGAGTTAATCCAATAGTATCAATGCCTGGACAAGGTACATTACTATTTGGTGACAAAACTTTATTAAGTAGACCTTCAGCATTTGATAGAATCAATGTAAGAAGATTATTCATTGTATTAGAAAAAGCAATTAGTACTGCTGCAAAAGCACAACTATTTGAATTTAACGATGAATTTACAAGAGCTCAATTTAGGAATTTATTAGAGCCCTTCCTGAGAGATGTAAAAGGAAGACGAGGACTGACAGACTTTTCAGTTATCTGCGATGAAACAAATAATACAGGTCAAGTAATTGACTCAAATAGATTTGTTGCAGATATCTTTATTAAGCCTTCAAGGTCTATCAACTTCATTACATTAAATTTCATAGCAACTAGATCTGGGGTTGAATTCTCAGAAATAGCAGGTTCATAGGAGATTAAAACATGGCAATTTTAGGAGTAGATGATTTTAAATCAAAACTAGTAGGCGGTGGCGCTCGTGCCAACATGTTCAAAGTGACTTTGAACTTCCCTGGTTATGCACAAGGTGATGTTGAACTAACATCATTTATGTGTAAAACTGCACAGATGCCTTCATCTGTTATTGCACCTATCCCGGTTTTATTCCGAGGTAGACAATTACAGATTGCTGGTGACAGAACATTCGACCCATGGACGATAACTGTTATCAATGATGTCGGCTTCGAAGTTCGAAACGCTATGGAAAGATGGATGAATGGCATTAATGGTCATAACGAAAACACAGGACTTTCAAATCCAACCGATTATCAGTCAGACGCAATTGTAGAACAATTGAATAAAGCTGGTGAGGTTACAAAGAGATATGATTTTAGAGGAATATTCCCTACAAACATGTCTGAGATTGAAGTCAGTTATGATTCAGAAAACCAAATTGAAGAGTTCACAATGGAGTTCCAAGTACAATACTGGGAATCTTCAACCACTTCGTAGGTTTATAAATAATATTAGAGGAGGGGATATAGATTCCCCTCCAATAATATGAGGTGAAATATGGCAGAATTTTTTGGATTTGAAATAAATAGGAAAGGGAAGGAACCTTTAAGACCTTCGTTTGTACCAAAAACAGGTGAAGAAGACGGTGCTGGTGTAATCCAGGCTGGTGGTCACTTTGGTGCATTTATCGATATGGAAGGCGATAAGGCCAAAACCGATATTGATTTAATTATGAAATACAGAGATATATCTTCACAGCCGGAATGTGATGCTGCAATTGAAGATATTATTAATGAGGCAATTGTTGGTGCAGAAGATTCAGCACCTGTTGATATTGTATTAGATGAATTAGATATATCTGATAAAATAAAAGAATCAGTTAAACATGAGTTTAATACGATATTAAAACTTTTAAATTTTAATTACAACGCGCACGAAATTTTTAGAAAATGGTATGTTGATGGTAGATTACCATATCATATTATTATTGATAAAGATAAACCAAAAAATGGGATTAAACAACTTAATTATATCGACCCCGCCAAATTAAGAAAGGTTAAGGAAGTCGAACATGAGGTTGACCCAACTACTGGCGCAAAGGTTATTAAAAAGGTAGATGAATATTTTGTTTACCAAGATGAAAGATTAAATGTTGCAGACCAAGGGATAAAAATATACCCTGACGCTATTGCATTTTGTACATCAGGTCAAATGGACCCATCACGTAAAAGGATATTATCCTATTTACATAAGGCTTTAAAACCTGTTAATCAATTAAGAATGATGGAAGATTCTGTGGTTATATATCGTATATCCAGAGCTCCAGAACGAAGAATATTCTATATTGATGTTGGTAACTTACCAAAAGGTAAAGCAGAAGAATACTTAAAAGGTATTATGAATCAATATAGAAATAAATTGGTTTATGATGCTAAGACCGGCGACATAAAAGATGATAGAAAACATATGTCAATGTTGGAGGACTTTTTCTTACCTCGTAGAGAAGGCGGAAGAGGGACTGAAATAACAACATTACCTGGTGGAGAAAACCTAGGTCAAATAGATGATATATTATATTTCCAAAAGAAATTATTTAAATCATTAAATGTACCGGTTAATAGATTAGAACAAGAGGCTCAGTTTACACTAGGAAGAAGTAGTGAAATAACTAGAGACGAAGTAAAATTTAAGAAGTTTATAGACAGATTGAGAAAAAGATTCTCTGATTTGTTTATGCAATTGATAAAAACTCAGTTATTATTAAAAGGTATTATTACCAATGATGATTGGGAAACATGGAAGGAATCGATTGGATTTAATTACCAAGAGGATAACTACTTCTCAGAATTAAAAGAAGCTGAAATGGTAGAAGCTAGATTTGGATTATTAAGCAGTGTTGAATCATATATCGGTAAATATTTATCACATGAATATGTGGCTAAAAAGATACTAAGATTTACCGAAGATGAAATGAAGGAAATGGAAGGCCAAATAGATACCGAGACAAAAGCCGGCGCTCATGGCAGTGAAGAAGAATTTTAGGAATTATTTTTTTATAAATATATAAACAGGACAAATATGTTATCATTAAAACAATACATCAATGAACAAACTGAATTAGAAAATCTAATTTTAGAAATGTCAGATGATGATTTTGATGCATTACTAGAGACTGTTGATGCTGAAGAAATGGAAGTTTTGGAAGGCGTATTTGGTGCTATTGCAAAAGGCGTAGGTGCAGTTGCAAAAGGTGCTGGAAGAGGCGTAGGTGCAGTTGCAAAAGGTGCTGGAAAATTGGCAGCGAAAGGTGCCAAGGCAGCTGGTAAAGCTGCAGTTAAAAAGGGTAAAGAAAAATTTACCGCTAAAGGTAAGGCTGATGCTGCAGACCGAAAGGCTGCAAAACTGGCTACAAAAAAGAAAAATATGGAACGATTGTTAAGAGCAAAGGACCAAATTAAAAAAGATAGAGAGGCTTTAAAGAAATTAAAAGCACAAGGTAAGGACGATAGTGTCTTATCAAGATTGAAAAATAAAATTAAACAAGCTGTGGGCAAGAAAAAAGAATTAGAAGCCCAACCAGCATAACGCGAGGAAAATTATGTCAGTAGAAAATATAATACATAGCCTAAAAGATGGCGACAATGTTAACGCAAGTAAAGAGTTTTCAGCCACTATGGCTACTAAACTTTCAGATGCATTGGATTCAAAGAAAATAGAATTAGCATCTACAATGGTTGACAGAAAAAAAGAAGAACAAGAATAGTTCGAGGGACTGCAATGAAATTAATAACAGAATACGTTGAAAATGATTTAGAAGTTATTGCTGAGCAAAAAGGCAGAAACGGTGAAAAAACATTCACTATCGAAGGCGTATTTATGCAGGCCAATAAAAAAAATAGAAACGGTCGTATCTACGAGAAAAAGATTATGGAATCTGCAGTAGATAAATATGTGACCGAACAGGTTAAAACAGGGAGAGCTGTTGGAGAGTTAAATCATCCAGAAGGACCAACAGTTAACCTTGATAAAGTTTCACACAAAATCACTTCTCTTAAATGGGAAGGTAATGATGTTGTAGGAAAAGCATCAATACTTAAAACCCCAATGGGCAAAATAGTCGAAGGACTGCTCGAAGGTGGTGTTAAGCTTGGTGTATCAAGTCGTGGTATGGGAAGTCTTGTGAATAAAAATAATACTAGTTATGTTGGGTCCGACTTTATGTTGGCCACAATAGATATAGTCCAAGACCCAAGTGCTCCAAGTGCTTTTGTAAATGGAGTCATGGAAGGTGTTGACTGGGTATGGGATAACGGTATTATTAAGCCACAAGATATTGAAGAAATTGAGACTGAGATTAAAGAAGCAAAGGTCGGCAACCTCCCAGAGGTTGAGATTAAAGCCTTTAAAAATTTCCTCTCTAAATTAAATCTAAAATAATAGAGGAGACAATTATGTCAGACGACGCTATAAATAATGTTGCTGAAGAATTGGAAACTGATGTTGAGCAAAACGAGCTCGTAGAAAATGAAGAAATTTTAGACGAGGAAGTTAATGAAACTTATGGTAGTGACAAGAAAAAAGTTAATGCCATGAAAAAACATGATGACGATGAAGCCAAAGAAGAAATGGAAGATGACGAAGAGGAAAAGGAATCTGTTAAAAAAGAATCCGCTCCTAAAGTTAATGTTCCTAAAACTAAGGCTGGCGTTATCCAGGCAGCAGTTGACATGCTTAAAGCAGCAAGAAAAGAGGACGCGCAAAAAATGTTCTCAAAAATGGCACTCGGTGGTGACGAAGAAGCTTCAGTCAAATCAGCTGATGACGCAGTAAAAGGTGTTTCAAAAATGCCTGTTCCTGCAGCAAAAGCTAAAGTTGAATCAATCGACTTTGACGAAGATTTGGAAAACATTATATCCGAAGAGGCTACTCTTTCTGATGGGTTCCGTGATAAAGCTCAAGCAATCTTCGAAGCTGTGTTAACATCTAAGTTATCACAAGAAATCGACAGATTAGAGAGCGAATACGCGCAAAATCTCGAAGAAGAAGTTTCAGAAGTTCAAGAATCTCTAGTAGAAAAGGTAGATTCATACCTTAACTATGTGGTTGAGTCTTGGATGGAAGAGAATAAAGTTGCAATCAATAACGGTTTAAGAACTGAAATTGCTGAAGACTTTATGACTTCATTACAATCAGTGTTCAAAGAACACTACATCGAAGTACCAGAAGGTAAAGTGGACCTTGTTGATGAACTCAACGAATCAGTCACTGAGCTTGAAGATACTTTAAACAAAACCACAGAAGATAATATCGCATTACATCAAAAAGTTCAAGATTTTGAAAAGAACGAAGTAGTGAGAGAACAATCTTCAGGGCTTGCAGAAACTGAAGCTGAAAAACTAGCATCTTTAGTTGAAGATATTGAATTCGATAACAAAGAAAACTTTGAAATGAAAGTTAAAACTGTTAAAGAATCATACTTCACAAAAGAAATTAGTGAATCAGTTGATGAAGTTGATAGTCTATTAGGTGAAGAAAATGTTTCAGAAGAAACAGTTTCTGAGCACATGGCTAAATACACACAAGCTATAACAAACTTTAATAATTAAGGGAAATAAAAATGTTTAACGCAGACAAAAACTTAATGGAAAAATGGGGTCCTGTACTCGACCACGAGTCAGCTCCACAAATCCAGGATAGATATAGAAAAGCTGTTACAGCTAGACTATTAGAAAACCAAGAGGTTGCCCTACAAGAAGAAAGAGCTCAAGCACAAGGAAATTTCATTTCTGAGGCTGCAGCTGCTAACAATATTGGAACAGGTTCAGCACCGAATAACATCGGTACTTTTGACCCAGTATTAATTTCTTTAGTACGTAGAGCTATGCCTAACTTAATTGCTTATGATATCGCAGGTGTTCAACCTATGAGTGGTCCTACAGGACTTATCTTTGCAATGAAATCAAAATATACCTCACAATCAGGAACAGAAGCTTTCTTTAACGAAGCTGATACTGATTTTTCAGGTACAGGTACTCACCAAGCAGACCCAACTGGTCTTGCAGGTGTTACTGATGCTGACACTGACGGTTCAATCGCAGATACAGCTGACACTGTTTCAACATTCGGTTCTGGTTTATCCACAGCCGCTGCTGAAAGATTAGGTGTTGGAGAATCAGGTGATGGTGCTTACGGCGAAATGGCATTCACTATTGAGAAATCAACTGTGACAGCTAAGTCAAGAGCTCTAAAAGCTGAGTACACAATGGAATTAGCACAAGACCTTAAAGCAATCCACGGGTTGGATGCTGAAGGCGAACTTGCAAACATCTTATCTGCTGAAATCTTAGCTGAAATCAATAGAGAAGTTGTAAGGTCAGTTCTTAAAACTGCTAAAATTGGTGCTCTTCAAACATCAACTGCCGTTTCTGGTATTTTTGATGTTAACACTGATTCAGATGGAAGATGGATGGTTGAGAGATTCAAAGGCTTAATCATGCAAATAGAAAGAGAATGTAACGTAATCGCTAAAGAAACACGTAGAGGTAAAGGTAACTTTATTCTATGTTCTTCTGATGTTGCTTCAGCTCTAGCAGCTGCTGGAATGTTAGATTACACACCAGCTCTTTCAGCTTCTCTAAATGTTGACGACACAGGTAATACTTTTGCTGGTGTTCTTAACGGAAGAGTTAAAGTGTACATCGACCCATATTCAACAGTTGATTTCGTATGTGTAGGTTACAGAGGTACTAACCCATACGACGCAGGATTATTCTATTGCCCATACGTTCCTTTAACCATGGTTAAAGCAGTTGGCGAGAATGATTTCCAACCAAGAATAGGATTCAAAACAAGGTACGGCATGGTTGCTAACCCTTATGTAGCTATTGATGGTTCTATCGGTTCAGATAGAAGTAACCAATACTTCAGAATCTTCAGAGTTGACGACATTATGGTGTAAACCTAATTAGTTAAATCTAATTTAAAGGGGTCTATTTTAGGCCCCTTTTTTTATGTGTATAAATAATTTAGTATTAATTAAACTATGGAGAAATACAATGAATAAAATAATGATAATCGGACTATCTATATTATCGCTTTCACAATTTGCAAGTGCTAATATAAGTGGTTCAATTGGAATGGAGTCCGAATACTTTTTCAGAGGAGAAAGTCAGGGCGAAGGTACAGCTATGCAAATGTCATTACACGGCGAGAAGTCTGGTTGGTTTGGTGGCGTATGGGCGAGTGAAATTGACCATGAAGTTTCTAGTTGGGAACATAACTTTTATGGTGGTTATTCTTTTAACTTATCAGAAGATACAAGCTTTTATGGTGGTGTAATCGATTATGATTACGACAGCCATTGGTTAAAAATTGGACCAGATGCCGAAAATGATAGAATCGATTCAAAAGAATACTTTATTGGTAGTTCTTATAAAAGTGTTTCATTAGAACACTATGTTGACTCAGATGATAGCGACCTTACATATACACAATTTGGTTATGATTTACCATTAGGTTTAGCTATGATAGACCTCATGTTTACTTGGGGTAGATTCAATGATGGTGATGATGTATTCGGATTAAAAGGAACTAAAGCTCTTGGTGATTGGGATATATCAATTATGGCAATGAAAAGAAATAATATGGATTCACATTCATCTGTAGGTCTACATTATAACTTTTAACATTAGAGGGCTAGGATTGTATAAATAGATATATGGCAACATTAACTACAAACAAAAACTTTCTTAGCCCAGTTGGGTTTCAATTTAAAGTAGACCATACAAAATATCCTAATTTGGAATACTTTGTTGTTGCTGCTACTTTACCAGGTCTTAATATTGCGTCTGCAGAACAACCATATCGTGGTGTTAATTTAGGTTTTACTGGCGATAGATTATCATTTGATGATTTTTCAATTAGAGCCAATATTACAGAAAACATGGAAAACTATATTGAAACATTTGAATGGATTCACAATATAGTACAATCAGAGAAAGCAGAAGATTTTAAAGCAGATGCTACATTATTAATACTTTCATCACACAATAATGTAACAAAGGAAATAAAATTTAATGGATTATTTCCAACAAGTTTAAGTGCAGTTGAGTTTGATTCACAAGCTGAAGCAATAGACTATTCTCAAATGGATATAACATTCGCATATACCTCATTCGAATTTAAATAAACAGGTTTACTTTTACACAGAAATGTGTTATAATATATATTATGAATAATTTAGAATCAATAATTGAAATGTGGAAAACCGATAGTGTAATCGAAGAGATGGAACTAGGAGAGGCTTCTAGACAATCTGCAAAATTACATTCCAAATACCTAGAATTATATAGTGTAAATAAATTAAAACTAAAGAAATTAGAATTAGATTTTAAGGTATTATTACGCGATAAATTCAATCACTATAATGGTAAATTATCACAAGAAGAATTAGATACCAAAGGATGGGATTATGACCCATTAAATGGTCTTACTGTATTAAAAGGCGATATGGATAAATACTATGACGCCGACCCTATTATACAAGAGCATCAAGCTAAAATTCACTATACACAAGAAATGGTTGATACATTAAAAGAAATTATGGACAATATTAAGTGGAGACATCAGTCGATTAAAAATGCCATTGAGTGGCATAAATTCACATCAGGCATGTAATGGAATCACTTATTATCTCAAAGGTTAATGAAACCTTTTTACACATTGAATGTGAACCTTCAGTCGAAAGAGAATTATCAGAACATTTTTGTTTCTTTGTTCCTGGTTATAAATTCATGCCAGCATATCGTAACAGAATGTGGGATGGTAAAATCAGATTATTTGACCAAAGAAAAAAATCATTATATACCGGATTATTTAAATACCTAAAAGAGTTTTGCGAACTTCGCGATTACCATATTATAATAGATGATAAAAATGGTAACCCAGACCCTTATGAAAAATACGACAGAATCATTACAGATTGGCCACTTACAGCTGGTGGTAAAGAAATTACTCCTAGGGATTACCAATTAGACGCTTTACAACATGCGTTAGAACATAAAAAGAGTTTATTATTATCTCCAACTGCTTCTGGTAAATCACTTGTTATATACATGGCCATTCGGTCTTTCCTTGAAGCACATGACTCAAATGTTTTATTAATAGTACCAACAACATCTTTGGTTGAACAAATGTATGCAGACTTTGGTGATTATTCACAAGCAGATACATGGAACCATGAAGAAGAATGTCACAGAATTTATTCTGGTAGGGAAAAATATAACATAAATAAAAGAGTTATTATAACAACATGGCAATCAATTTATAAAGAAAAATTAGATTGGTTTGCAGATTATGGCATGGTTGTTGGTGACGAGGCCCACCAATTTAAAGCTAAATCATTAACATCAATATTAGAAAAATGTGTTAATGCAGAGCTTCGTATGGGTACAACTGGAACACTTGATGGAACACAAACACATCAATTAGTATTGGAAGGTTTATTTGGTCCAGTTTATAAAGTTACAACAACAAAAGAATTAATAGATAGAAATGATTTAGCACAATTGGATATATCGGTTTTAATTTTAAAATACCATAATGATATATGTAAGGCTATGATTAAAAATAGTTATCAACAAGAGCTTGATTTTATAGTAGGATATGACCCAAGGAATCAATTCATATCTAATTTGGCAAGAGACCAAAAGGGTAATACACTAGTACTTTTTAATTATGTAGAGAAACATGGGAAACCATTACACAGATTATTAGAGAAAAAGTTGGATAAGGATAGAAAACTTTTTTATGTATCAGGAGAAACAGATGTCGACACAAGAGAATCAATCCGTGAGATTACTGAAAAAGAAAAGAACGCCATCATTGTTGCTTCCATTGGAACTTTTAGCACTGGGATTAACATTAGGAATTTACATAACATTATCTTTGCTTCTCCAAGTAAAAGTCAAATTAGAGTCCTTCAGAGCATCGGAAGAGGATTAAGGAAAAGTGACGACGGACGCGAAACTAAATTATATGATATCGCTGATGATTTACATTGGAAAGCTAAGAAGAATTATACACTACAACACGCTGCAGAAAGAATTAAAATATATTCCAAAGAAAAATTTAAATACAAACTATACGATATAAATATATAATATGGATAAACTAAATATAAGACAATTTAAACTAATTAATGGTGAAGATATTATCGCTATTCTAAATGTTAAGAATGATGATAATTATATGGTGGAAGGACCTGTAATATTACAACCTAACCTATTTGGAAATATGCAATTTCAGCATTGGTTTCCACTTTCCAATCAAAGAGTTTTTAAATTATATAAAAATCGTATTGTACATCATGTACCAGTGGAAGAATATTTACATGAATCCTACATTAATTTTGTTCTGAATACTAAAAGACCTGAATATAAACTTCAGTCCATGAAGGAAGCAGTACAAGATATAGTGGAGAGGGAGAGAGAAATAATAGAAGAAGAATACTTAGCAGGAATGGATACTGTTCCAAAGGAGACTATACATTAGTATACCTCTGGCCCCTGCCAATACTATATTATTATATCACAAAACTCTGTAAATGTAAACACGCAGGTTAAAACTTTTTTGGTTTACAAATGATTGAAAGTATGATATAATATAACATTATGGAGAAATAAAACAATGTCAGCAAAAGCTAAAGCAAAACCACATTATGTGAATAATAGAGACTTTTCAGAAGCCGTTATGGATTATGCAGTCCGGGCACAAAAAGCAAAAGCAAAAGATAAAAAACCACCTACAGTAGACGATTATATAGCTAAATGTTTTATAAGAATCGCAGAAGGTTTATCACATCGACCAAACTTTGTACGATATACTTATAGAGAAGAAATGGTTATGGACGCAGTGGAAAACTGTTTAAGGGCAATAGGTAATTATAATATCGAAGCCTCAACACGAACAGGAAAACCTAACGCGTTTTCGTATTTTACTCAAATATGTTATTTTGCATTTATCCGTAGGATTACTAAGGAGAAGAAGCAACAGGACATTAAATTTAGATTCATAGAAAAAATGGGTATTGAGGACTTTGTTGCAATGGGTATGGATAACGAAGGGGCTGAACAAACAATGGCTTATGTTGATACACTCAGACAAAGAATTAGTACCGTGAGACAAAAAGATACGGCAATAAAAGAATTTGCCAAAAAAGAAAAGAAAGCTAAAAAATTGGAGTTATTCATGTCATGAAACATTTAAGTGAGAAACAAAGAAGGAGACAAATCAAACTCAGTAAAAGTAGATTTGTTAAAAGTTTAAAAAGAAAAGCTAAAAGAAAAATACTTAATCTAAACGAAAAGAGAATCAAAGTTGCTTCCAGAAGATTGGGTAGATTACAAAGGCAAATGATTAAAGAACAAATGAGGGCAGTCCGTGAAAGTAGCAATTCTTAATGATACACATTGTGGCGTCAGAAACTCATCTGATATATTCTTAAAATATAACGAAAGGTTTTATAGTGAAATATTTTTTCCATATTTAAAGGAACATAATATAACACAAATACTTCATTTAGGAGATTACTATGAGCACAGAAAATTCGTTAACTTTAAAGCACTTAATGCTAATCGTAAGCATTTTCTCGAGCCTATGCGTGATGCTGGTATTACCATGGATATTATTCCCGGAAATCACGATGTTTATTTTAAAAACACAAATGAATTGTGTTCTCTCAAAGAGTTGCTTGGGTATTTCACAACTAATGTAAATATCGTTATGAAGCCAACAGTGCTGAATTATGACGGATTAGATGTTGCTGTGGTACCATGGATTAATAATCAAAATTATAAAGAGTATATGGAGTGGATTGCACAATGTAAGGCACCGATACTTGGAGCACATTTGGAATTAAAAGGTTTTGAAATGATGGCTGGGATTCCAAATCCACATGGTATGGACCCATCAGATGCATTTTCAAGGTTCGAAATGGTTTTATCTGGTCACTTCCATACTAAATCCAGTAGAGATAATATTCACTATTTGGGTTGTCAAATGGAATTTACTTGGGCTGATGTAGATGACCCAAAATATTTCCATGTATTGGACACAGAAACAAGAGAGATTACACCTGTACGAAATCCAATTACTATGTTTAAAAAGGTAATATATGATGATACCACAACCGATTATAGTAAAATAGATGTAAAACAATTTGAACGCAAGTTCATTAAACTAATTGTTATAAATAAAAATGACTTATATATGTTCGACCAATTTGTGGATAGATTACAAAGTATTGAAACATATGAACTAAAGATTGCAGAATCTTTTGAAGAGTATCTGGGAGAAAGCGTAAATGACGAGAAAATATCCCTTGAAGATACTACGACCCTTCTAGATTCATATGTCGATGCAGTGGAAACTGATTTGGACAAAGACCACTTAAAAGTTGAATTACGAAAACTTTATACGGAGGCACAGAACCTAGAAGTAGTATGATACATTTTAAATTATGTAGGTGGCAGAACTTTCTGTCCACTGGTAATGACCCTATTGAAATACAATTAGATAGGACCCCAAGTACACTCATCGTAGGCCAAAATGGAGCAGGTAAATCAACTTTACTTGACGCATTATCATTTGGTCTCTTTGGAAAACCACATCGCGATATTGGTAAAATGCAATTGGTTAACTCTATCAATGGTAAACGAACCGTTGTTGAAGTAGAGTTTACTGTTGGTGACCAAGACTTTAAAATCGTTCGTGGTATCAAGCCTAATAGATTTGAAATATGGCAGAATGGTAATATGACCAATCAAGCATCTAATATGCGTGATTTCCAAAAATACCTTGAAACCAATATTTTAAAACTCAATCATAAATCATTCCACCAAGTTGTTGTATTAGGAAGTAGTTCTTTTATTCCATTTATGCAATTACCTGCTTGGTCAAGAAGAGCAGTCATAGAGGATTTATTGGATATTAATATATTCTCTAAAATGAATCAGTTATTAAAAGAGCGTAATGTTAAAATCAAAGACCAATTAATGGATATTAACCATCAAATTGATTTATTGAATACTAAAATTGATTCACAAACTAAATATATTAATAATCTAGAAGCTCTTAACCAGGACCAAATAGAAGGTAAAAGAGAATCAATTAAAAGCCATAAGCAAGATATTGATAATATATTCATAGAGTCAAAAGAATTAGGTAAAAATCTATCTGTATTGATTACCGAAGAGGAAAGAAATCATAAACAACATGTAGAGAAAATGTCAGAGGTCAAATCATTGGATAAAAACCTAAATGATAAAATCAAATCTCTTGTTGGTGATGCTAGATTCTATGAGGAAAATGATAACTGTCCAACATGTGACCAAGAGATAACTGAGGAAATAAAGAATGATAAAATATCTAAAATTAAAATTTCAGCTTCTGATGTTCAAGAGGAAATGCAAGGACTTAGAAAAGAGATTAGAACAACTGAGCAAGAAGGCAGAACTATCGCAAACCATCTTAATGAACTCAGACAAAGACAGCATAAAATAAATTCAAACAATGATAAAATCGCTCTCTTACAAAAGGAAATAGATAAAATTCAAAAAGAGATTAACACTCTCACTTCACAGTCTGGTGACTCTGGTAAAGCTAAAAAAGAGTTATCCACTATGAGAAAAGGTAAAGAAAAATCAACTGAACAAAAATTAGAATATGTAGAAGAAAGAACTTATAATGAAGTAATAGGAGAAATGTTAAAAGATACTGGTATCAAAACTAAAGTAATCAAACAATATTTACCTGTTATGAATAAGTTAATTAATCAATATTTACAGATTTTGGATTTCTTTGTAGCTTTCCATTTGGACGAAAACTTCAATGAAACCATCAGATCACGCCATCGTGATTCATTTAACTACGCCTCATTTAGTGAAGGTGAAAAACAAAGGATTGATTTATCATTGCTGTTTACTTGGAGGCAAATCGCTAAACTCAAGAATAGTGCAGCAACAAATCTGCTGATACTCGATGAAACCTTTGACAGTTCTTTGGACCACGATGGCATCGAAAACTTAACCAAAATTCTAACTACACTAGAAGATGGTACTAATGTCTTTATTATATCTCATAAAGGAGAAATATTAGAGAATAAGTTTAGGTCTAAAATAGAGTTCTTTAAACAAAAGAATTTCTCTAAAATTAAATAGTCGTGGGGCTATAGCTCAGTAGGGAGAGCGATTGGTTTGCAACCAATAGGTCGTGGGTTCGATTCCCTCTAGCTCCACCATTTCAAAGTTTTGTTACATTTGTGTAACAACTATGTTACTTTTGTGTTACTTTTACAAAAAAGTGTTTACTTTTGCTATAGTCGTGGTATAATAGTACCATAATTTAATGATAAGGAGTGAATTATGATACATAAACTACAACAATTAGGACTCTTAGATTGGGACTTCGTTTCAACTTTGGGTGGTCTTTTACTAT